TGTAAGTCCAGAAATAGTTAGTGTAAATGAGTTAAATGATATATTACAAACATTTTCTATCGGATCATATTTTTATACCACAAGTCCATATTCACTTAGCGTTGAAGTAGGATACAGATATTATGATGATGCTCAAGAACAATATATTGACATAACAAAAGCCTTTGATGCATCTTTATTACAAAAGTGGTACTTTGTTTCAGAAACTTTTAGCCCAGAGGAAACAAGTTTGCCTTTACGCTTAGTAATAAAAATAAACTATGTAGGAGTCTCGTCTACTACTGCAAACGACTATATATTTTATGTTAATGGAATAACATTTGGACAATGGTGTGAAGAGTTTCAGTCAAGTTCTTTAGGAGTAAACAAAATAACTTTGCCAACAAATATATCTTTACAAACTTCAAATGTAATAGAGGCAAAGGCATACGGGCTTTCAGAAAATTCTGGATATTACTTTGTAAACAACAATGCTTTAGTTGCTAAAAATTTTGGTATGCCTATGGTTTTTGGATCTCAAAATATTACAAAATTATATAACAATAATAATAATCCTTCATTAATCGTTCCTTCTGGCAACATGATGCTAGACGGCGGTAGGTATAAAGATTTTACTTTGGAGTTTTGGCTAAGAACAAATAATTCGTCATCTGAAGTAAAACGAATAGTTGGTCCAATAAAGTCTGAAGATGGAATTTATATTGATGGACCCTTTATTATATTAAAAATTAATAGTGAATATTCATCCTACTATATAGGTCAATGGGAAAGACCAATGCTAATACACTGGAGATATTCTGAAAATAAATCAACTATTCTATTAAACGGAGAAGAAATTATATCTTTAGATATAGATAGTTCATCTATAAACTTGCCAGATAGCGAGGACGAAGAAGGCAAAAGTCAGTCTTGGATGGGATTTTATGCATATCAAAATATAGAGCCAGTAGAAATTGATTGTGTTGCCCTATATTCTTACATAGTTCCTTCTATTGTAGCAAAAAGAAGATTTGTCTACGGCCAGGGAGTTCAGTATCCAGAAAATTTAAATGCAGCATATGGAGGCAGTTCTATATTTTTTGATTATTCTTTTGCCGATTATACAAAAAATTATAACTATCCAGATTTAGGTTCGTGGTCTCAGGGATCGCTTGATAATATTGTTATTCAGGATAATTATTTAACTACTCCAAACTTTAATCTTCCACAGTTTATAGTTAAAGATAATCAAAAAACTTATCAAGATTTACTTTTAGACTGTAATACTTTAATAGGATCATCTAGTGATTTATTTTTAAACTTAAAGCCAAACTCAACTTGGAACAATGTTAGTTCTTATTTATATTTTGATACCATAACTCTTTTAGGTCAAGAGATACATGGGTTTTATGGATTGTTTAAAAAACCATCTGTTTATACAGGGCAAGAAGTTTTAATTAGAATAGAAGATCAAAATAATAATTATTTTTCTATAGAGTGCGTAGGCAATGATGTTCAGTATTTGTTTAAATATAACAATATTTTACATCCTCCAGTTTATGAAATTTTTTCAGTTTCCAATGATGATGTGTTTGCAGTAGGAATAGAGATAGATGTTTTTAAAAATTATTTCGGAAATAACCTAACCTCATTTTTTAATAATCAGTCTTTATTAAAAATGTATGTTGGAGGAACAAAAGAATTTACAAAAACATTTACTGGAAATATTTATAAGATAGCATTATGTTCTGAAAAAAATATTAAAGATATTGAAAATTTATTTAATCAGTTGGGAGTTCCAAAAGATTATGAAAATATTTTTAATTTATATGGTCCTGGAGTTGATTACGATGGAGGAGACGCCGATCAAGATTTTTGGACGTACTATGTTGGATCAAATCCAGAAACATTTTCTCCATCATCATTTTTAACAACAGAACTAGAGGATCACGCTGCTAGTTTAAGTATAACTCCAAAAAGATATTTTAATAATTTTTACTTAGATACTGACATAGTTGGTTCATGGAAAGACTATGTGCCACTATCATATTTTGGACAATATGTAACCGATGAGTATGGAGATAGCAAGTTTGGATTAGATTTTATACAGTTTAATGTTAATTATCCAGCACCGACAAAATTTAAAGAAACAGAAGTTGTAGATGAGAATGGATGGACGTATTCAGAACTTGCATCAAGTTATTCTTTTCCACAACAAAGAACATATGAGTCATTAGATAATTACTTGTATACTGGATATGTCAATTACCTAGATTTGGCAGAAAGATCAATTAAGACATATTCTTATGATACCTCTAACGCAATTTTAAAAACATATATAACTTTTGAGTATTTAGAATCAGGGGCAAATGCTAATGATGGATTTTTTGTTAATACACAAGATGTTCCAAAAAATGGTGTTATTCAGCCAGGACCTGAATGGGTAAACACAAAATATGAAGTAGTTGACAACATATTAATTTATCCTCCCAGAGGGGTTAATTTTAATGATCTTGCAATTGTTGTTCATTTAGAATTTAATGTTAATGGAATAAAATATCAACCAATTAAAATTAAAAGTTTACAACTTGCTTCTCAAGCATTTAGTTATAATTCAACAAATAGTATAGGAACGAGATTTGGAAATAATGTATATCCATATGTAAATACTGGATATTATTATAATTATAAATCTAAAAATCCTTTTACTATTTTTAAAGAATCTTTTCCATATTTATACATGACAAAACATTCTGGATTAGAGTTACAAGGTGATTATGATCCACTAATAAATCGTGGAATAGCAATTCCAGTTAATGAAAATAAGGCTCCAAATTATGAAGTTATGGCTATGCAATCTCTTATAAGATTTAATAAAGATTTTTTCCCTTATGCCCCAACACAGATAATGCAAATAAATGCTAAGGCAAAAACTATAAAATTTTATATGGTGGCAAATCATCCAACAGGCAAAAGAGCAAAAATTTATGCAATAGATGCAAGCAATGGATCTCTTTACGATGGAATAGTTTTTTATTTAAATGGTAAGGTTGTTAAAGAACCAGTACTGAACATAAATGAGTGGTCAATGCTTGGAATAGGTTTTCCAAGTATTTTAAATTTTAAATCATATACGGGATCAATTATGATCAATGGACCTATTATTTTTAATAGTTTGTCGTACTATCAAACAACAAACCTTCAGGCAATTCAAAATGTTACACAGAGGCCTTGGGCAAGGGTTAAGTTTTCTGTAGATGGATTTTTTGACTGGGAATACTGGAATGATTTTTATTTATGGCAGGGAGTCTTGGTGCAATCATCAGTTAGTTACTATGGAGTTAATCCTGCAGACTTATATAAAGCATATACGGGCACAAATAAATTAATTGTAGACGATGATCGTGTTTTTGGTATAGAGGGGTACGAATATTCTATATACAAAGATATTTCTTGGCAAGCACAAATATCAGATGCAGTATAATATGGTATACTGTTGGTTATGAAAAAGAACAATCAGCCCCTTTTTGGTAAAGATGGGAAGCCACGCATGCCTGGGCAGATTGGTGAAACTAAGGTTACAGTAATTGATAAAAAATATGACTGGGGTATTTATGTTTGGAAAAAGGCAAATGGCAAATGGTTTACCGATGGACAAGGAAATATATTAAATATTCCGTCTATGAAGGGGGACCTTGCCAAAATAGCAGAATTAAAACAAGCAGCAGCATATTATGGAGAACCAGATGGGGAGCCATATTTTTTTGCGGGTATGGGAAGAGTCACCGACGAAGAGTATAGCGAACAAGTAGATAGGATGAAGGCTGGCCTAATCCCTAATCTAAATGACCTTGGGGCAGTTCAAGCAGCAAAAGATACAATCGCAAAATATGGAGATGAAGACTAATGTCAGAAGAAAAAGATTATTATTTAACTGCTAGAATTGACAATCCAGTAGATGCTTTAGAAATGTTTAAGGCTTCTGATCCGTTTAATCAATCATGGACAGAACTAAAATCATATAATGGTTTAGATAATAATTTTAAAAGAAGAGTGTCTCGTCTTGTAGAAAAAGCAGATAGAAACAATCCCACACAAGGATACCTTGATAGCGCAAGAGCAGAGCAATCTGGAATTAACGGAGCAAAATCAAAAGAAATAAATCCTGGTACTGTATATAGAAATGGCTACGGATTATTTGATGTAATTACTCCACCATGGAATGTTTATGAACTCGCAAACTATTATGATACATCTTTTGCTAATCATGCTGCTATTGATGCTAAAGTAGAAAACATTGTTGGACTAGGATATGATTTTGAAGTTTCTCCAGCAACAATGCTTAGACTTGAATCAAATCAAGACAAAGAGCAAGTTGCAAGAGCAAGAAATCGAATTGAAAGAGCAAAAATTGAAATGCATGGTTGGCTAGAGTCATTAAATGATGATGATTCTTTTACTACAACTATGGTAAAAGTATATACAGATGTTCAGGCAATTGGAAATGGTTATTTAGAAGTTGGACGAACTACTCGTGGAGAAATTGGATACATTGGCCATATTCCAGCAACGACTATGCGTGTTCGCAGACTACGTGATGGTTTTGTTCAAATTATAGGACAGAAGGTTGTTTATTTTAGGAACTTTGGTGCTAAGAACGCTAACCCCGTTACTTCAGATCCAAGACCTAACGAAATCATACACTTTAAACAGTATTCGCCTTTAAATACTTTTTATGGTGTACCTGATATCATGTCGGCAATAAACTCGCTCCATGGAGACCAATTAGCGTCACAATATAACATCGACTACTTTAGCAATAAGGCTGTCCCTCGTTATGTTGTGACACTAAAGGGCGCAAGGCTTTCGGCAGAAGCAGAAGATAAGATGTTTAGATTTCTTCAGACAAATTTAAAGGGTCAGTCTCATAGAACACTATACATTCCACTTCCTGGAGATAGCGATACAAATAAGGTAGAGTTTAATATGCAACCTATTGAGAATGGCGTTCAAGAGGGTTCTTTTGAAAGATATCGTAATCAAAATCGTGATGATATTTTAGTAGCGCATCAAGTACCATTGTCTAAAATAGGTGGTGGGGACTCTGGATCTATAGCAGCAGCACTTGCTCAAGATCGTACATTTAAAGAGCAGGTAGCCAGACCAGCACAAAGAGAACTAGAAAAAACACTAAATAAGATTGTTAAAGAAAAGACTGACATTCTTGTTTTAAAATTTAAAGAATTAACACTTACAGATGAAATTGCACAATCTCAAATTTTGGAAAGATATGTAAAAACACAGGTTATGCTTCCTAATGAGGCAAGATCTGTTTTGGGTCTTCCACAAAGAGAGGGGGGAGACGAGCCATTTAGTCCTAAGCCAGAACAAGCAGCAAATGATAATGCAGACAGGGCAAGGGATACAGAAAGAACAAATAACCAGTCCGATGGTTCTGCCACACTTAGCGGTAGAAATCCAAAAGGCGAAGGAAGATCTACTCAATAGTTTTTCCACAGGTTTATTCACAGTTTATTAACATTTGTGTAAAAAAGGCTCTATAATATATTCTAGTATGACTATATCTAAAGCCCATTGGGACACCACTGGCGACTCAGTAAGACTTTCCCTTCCATTTGCGAAGGTTGATAAGGAGAGACGTATCGTCTCAGGTTTTGCCTCACTCGATAACCTTGATAAGCAAGGCGATATAGTTACAGCAGAAGCATCAATGAAAGCATTTTCAAAATTTCGTGGAAACATTCGTGAAATGCATCAACCATTAGCAGTTGGCAAAATGGTTAACTTTAAAGAAGATAGATATTTTGATCCAGAATCTAAAAAGTTTTATTCTGGAGTTTTTGTATCAGCATATGTTTCTAAAGGTGCACAAGATACATGGGAAAAAGTTTTGGACGGTACACTAACAGGATTTTCAATTGGTGGAAGAATGAATAAATGGGATGACGGTTATGATGAGAAGTCAGACTCCACAATTAGAATTATTAAAGATTATGATCTTGTTGAATTGAGTCTTGTAGATTCTCCAGCAAATCAATTTGCAAACATTATGTCGGTTGAAAAAGTTGACGGTGTTGAAATTGTCAAAGGTGCAGATGTTGTGCTTGAAAATGTTTTTTATGACGAAGATTCTGGAATAGTAATGGTTTCAGATCAAGAAACAGTAAACAGTCCAATTACTGGAAATGAAATGAAGAATATAGGTTTCGTTGAAAAAGAAGACAACGAAAAAATGGATATAGTCAAATTCTTAGTAGATAGTGCTAAAGGCATTGGTGCTAAGATTTCAAAGGAGGAAAATCCTATGGCAAAAACAAAAAAGGTTGCTGAAGAAGTAACCGAAATTGAAAAGTCAGAAGAGATCGCTCCAGAGGCAGTTGCTGAAACTCCAGTAGTTGAAACTGAAAAAGCAGATGAAGTTGTTGTAGAAACAACTGAGGTTGCTGAAACAGAAAAGGCTGCAGCATCATCTGGATCATCAAAGGAAGAAGAAGATTCTTCAGAAGATGATATGGAAGATGAAGAAGAGATGAAGGCAAAGAAATCAGATGATGTTATTGTTGAATCAATAGCAGAACTAAAGAATACAATCACATCGGCCTTTAGCGATTTAACTGAAACTGTAAAGTCTTTGCAGGCAGAAGTAGAAATGCTTAAGTCTACAAAAGTTGACACAGATGCAGTAAAAAGTTCACTAGATGCAGTCGCCAAAGACATTGCTGCAACAGTAGAACAAGTTAGTAAGTTTGGTAAGCGAGTTGACGCAGTAGAAGCAGATACCGCTTTCCGAAAGTCTGGCGATCTAGGCGAGATCGTACAGGAACAACCAGAAATGGTTGAAAAATCCCTATGGGGCGGACGTTTCCTCAAAACAGCCGACTTATTTAAATAAGTTAAATCACTCAGGAGGTGACAATATGTCGGAAGAGATTAAGAAAAACCAGCCAGGAGAAACTGGCGAACTAGGCGGAACAGCCCCTGGTCTTTATCAAGGTCAAGGTGCATTCGCTTCAGGTGGTGTTGGTGGTGTAACAGATCCAGGTACAGATACACTTGGAAACATTCCTAACGCTAACTTTGGTGTTACCACTGGTCCTAATGCCGTAAACCCTTCGGGTGATGCTGCAAGCGGAATCCTACGCCCTGAACAGGCACGTCGTTTTATTGACTACGTTTGGGATGCTACAGTTCTCGCCCAAGATGGTCGTCGTGTGACGATGAGAGCAAACACCATGGAATTAGAGAAGATCAACGTTGGTGAGCGTGTAATTCGTGCTGCTGCTCAAGCAGTTGGAAATTTCACAAACACTGGTGCGACCTTCTCCAAGGTAGAACTTACCACAAAGAAAATCCGTTTGGATTGGGAAGTTTCTGCTGAAGCACTAGAAGACAATGTCGAGGGAGGTGCATTGGAAGATCATCTTGTTAGATTGATGACCAATGCTTTTGCTAATGACATTGAAGATCTTGCTATTAATGGTGATGGAACAACCACACCATTCCTTTCAATTATGCCTGGCTTCATCAAGAAGCACCAGGATAATGGAGACTCACATGAAGCAGCGATTACCGTTGCTGACAATGCATGGACTCCAGAAAAGATGCAGGAGATCATCCTTGCTATGCCACGTAAGTACCGTGCACTTAAGAACAATCTTAAGTTCTATGCAGGTACAGATGCATTCGCAGGTATCGTTAAGAACAACGGTACATTGTCTGATGCAATCGCTGAAGCACTCGGCAAGAACGGTAACACCTATGCTAATACACAGGCTTACCTAGATGGTCAAGGCCAGACATTCGGTGGAGCACGTACAACTCGTGTTCTTGGTATCGATGTCCAAGAAGTTCCTTACTACCCTGAAGGATATGTCGATTTGACATTCCCACAGAACCGTGTTTGGGGCTTC